TTTAGAAAATAATAAGAATAAAGCGCCGGCAGAATTTGTTCCTCAGGATCGTGGTGCTTTGAATTTTATTGACTACCACTCTGAAGACTCAAAGTTGTATTCGCTGAAAGATCTATCTGGGACCTATCCAATCAAACAGGATTTCATGGCTCAAGCAGCTGTGAGTTTTCCAAAGCTGTCACAAGACATCGTACTTGAACAACTCAAAGAGCTGGCGCAGTGGTCAGTTGGTCAACCTGAACGTATTTCTCAAAAGTGGATGACCACCTGGTTGAACTGGTTACGCAATTACCAACCTGCAAAACCGAAGACCGAAAAACCAAAAGCAGCCAAGAAATCTAACGCAAACCTGAACGTGAATGATGCATGGAAAGATCAGGCAACTTATCA